CGAGGTATTTATCGGTAGTCTCCGCAGTCTCTCTTGATAAAAGACTTTTGCTGTCCGGTCGCGCAACCTCACGGGTTGAGCATGTCCGCAGCGACACCGCAGCACTTCGCGAACAACTGGCCAACGCAATCGACGTTCCGTCTACCATCTCGACTACCGCAGCCCCCGCAGCACCTCAATTGCTACCGGAACCCGCCCAAAGCGGGTGATTCATTGGCCGTCGGTCCACCGGGAGGGGGGGGGGATCGACGAATTGCCTTGGGGTTGGATAACGCTACCGTTCCAACCCCCCGCGAAAATTAGCAACAACGGTCCCCGTGCGCCCCTGCTCCACATACCTACGGTGATGCCGCAGGGGCATGAGGATTCGATCTGAGAGGGTTTTAGGGGATTAGGGCAGAAAGATGCCCACCCCCCGAAGGAGATGGGCAGGAACTAAAAACGTGAGCATGGAAACTCTCACGCAGGGGTTAAAAATAGCGTTGAAGTGGCATTTGGTCAAGCATCCGAGTGAATTGTTGATTGGTTGTATATTAAGTATATTAAGTAACATCAGTTCCGCAGCCCCCAAGCGGAGGAACTGATGTATTAAGTGGTATTGAGTGCGACTCGATTGCCGCCCCTCTGATTGCCAAGGCAACGGGGCGGCTTATTGGTACTAATTAGTGTGCGGCGATGCCGCAATTTTAATGACACGTTTTTGGACCCGTCAAGCTCTTTCGGGGAGGTGTGTGCAAGTTTTTTAAGGGAAGGTGTTGGGGCATGCGGTGTCCTATGTTCATCTGGGGGGTGCGGCACTGTTAGTTGCCCAGTTTGGGATCGAGGATGAGGAGTCCGGTATTGGGGACTTTGATGGTGTGCGGCAGGGTTATGGAACCCCCTTGGAACTTGAGTGTGGTGGGTTTGCGTTCTGAGTCTTTGACCTTATCCACGATATTGCCGATTTGTTGTTTGATTGCTTCCTCGATGTAGGAGGAGACGGTGACGTTGTTGCGGTGTGCGGCATCCTTGAGCATGGCAACGAGTGGGGAGCTAATGCGGAAGGACATGGTTTGTTTGGTATCACTCATGGCGGGAGGGAAACTGCATTACAGAACAGTAATAAGGAAGGACTTATCGACAGGTAACTGAGAATATTACATTTATGTGTTGCAAAGTAATACGTTATTCTGAATACTGCGTCCGTGCGTACGAAGGATCGAGTGAGGACATTTAGATTCAATTGGTGGGTATCCAACATGTTGGACGAGGAGAGCAGCCGCAGGAAGGTGACCCACACAAGGGTTATTGAGGATTGCTTGGTGAAGTGTCTGGGGACGCTTTACCCGAATGCGCCGAGGACAGAGCAGGGGGAATGAAACTTTTTTTTCAAAGGGGGGTTGACGGTCATCCGGGCATGGTGTATTACACCGGGAGCAGGATATGCCCGGACAACGGAGAAAAGGGAAGAAGAACGTCAACTTTTGGGAGTGGGAGACCAATGTTGACCGCTTGCAGGAGCATGCCGACGAGCGGGGAATCTCCCTATCGGAATTATTACAGGAACTAACAGAAAAATTATTAAGTAAAAATGGAAAACAATACAAAGCCCACGAAGGAGATGAGTGATAAAATTGAGAACTTCAAGCAGCTTCAGAAAACCAAACACTATATTCAGACAGAGATAGCCGAGGCAGCAGCAGAAGATACCGTTGAAATGGTCAAGGGATGCTGCTCATCGCTCAAGTTGATAGCTTGTGGGGTTGCGCTCATTGTTTGCATGATTGTGTGTGCGGCAGGGGGCGGTTTATATGTTTATAAAGTCGGTCCATCATTTTTTGGTCTTGTGCCAGAAGTCTACGGTAACGAAAGCTACAAACAGTTAATGGAGAACGAGTCGGCGGTTCTCAAGGAAAACCTAGGGTTGGTGGAGAGTCATTCGGCACTTGAAGTTGCCTTGGCCCATGCGATAGAGTGCATGGATCGTCATGCGGAAGGTGAGGTTAAGTGGCAGGGGCGAGCATTGAAAGCGGAGCGGCAGGTGGAGCTTGGGGCGGACGATAAAGCGATGAAGCAGTTCGCGTTTGCGTTGGCGCACGACAGTGTACGAGCATTAGAGAGAGGCGCGGAAACCTTCCCCCTTGAAGCGTGGAACGAAGCGTTCAGGGGAGGGTTCGTGGAGACCATTGTAGGGTGCGGTCACACTCGCTGCATCGAGTGGATGAAAAACCACCCTCAATTTGGTGAGCTTTCAGACAACGAAAAGGAACTGCTTACTGGCAAAATGAAGCTCCCCGTGGCGAACGGCAGGGTTGAAGGAATAGAGTCCAAGCTTGAGGTATTGCTTGAGCTTGTAAAGACCCAGCAAGCTCGCGGCATCCAGACCGGACAAGGGTCGCAATAAAAATTTTAACCGAGGTGTAGTACACCAATTTTTGCGGATTGCGTAATAGTATTTGCGGTGTAGTACACCGCGCAAGACAATGAAACTACTAACCAAAAAGGAAGTCGCCGACCTGTTAAGGGTCTCAACAAGAACTGTAGAGAATCTCACCAACCGAGGGATTCTCCCCAAGATCACTCTGGGAACCAAGATGGTTCGATACCCAGAAGGCGATATTGGGAGCATGTTGAAGAAAAAGGTTACCCGCGAGGTAAGGCAATAAATAAGGAAAGGAACTAAAAATGGGAAGCACAAGAATACCAAGGAAATACGGAAAGAGGTTTGACGACCGGATCAAGGTTGTCTGCGGGGTCTTCATGGTTCGTCCAGACGAACTGTTCTGGCAGACAAGAGGACCGCAGAGGACGGCGTGGGCGCGGCATTTGTTGTATGCGCTTGTTCTGCGGGAGGTGCGTTCTGTCACTGAAACTGCGGCGATCTTCAATCGAACCCACGGCACGGTGTCGTATGGGGTTCGTGTGCTGAAGGAGCGTTGCGCTATTGATGAACACCTTCGCGGAATGGTTCAAGAGGTTGGGGAGAAACTTGAGATTAGGATGTTCGCATGAGTTCTCCTTTTATATTTGGGTCAATAACAAACACGGGAGGTTCCTCACAATACCAACTGGTTCTCGCCCCGTGTTCCCAGCGTGTAGCTGGGGGCGACCTTCTCCCGGTTGCTGGGCTGCAATTCCGGTAGACCGGGGGAGAATTAGGGTGGATAGAAAATGAAAGAATACTGTAAAAACAAAATGACGACTGAAAGCAAAGACGAACTACGGGCAAAGCTTAAAGATGCTTTGGAAGAGGTTTCCTGTCTACAAGACAGGGTGGACGAGCAGTCAATTGTGGTTGGCTTGCTCTCAAGAAGGGTAAGGGAACTGGAGAAATCAAGTTCCTCTTCTTGATGGTGACTCCCCTTGTCCCTCCCCTGCGAAGGTTTGATGCGGCAGGGGGAGTCTTAATTTTGGGAATGGCACGAAGTAATGGGTATATGCGTTTGGCGTTGTTTGGGAGGTGGGCGGACCCCCACCAGTGCCGTTCCTTTTTTTAGATTAAGTGTATAATGGACGACCAACTCACATTGATCTCTTCAGCGGAATTGGGGGATTCTCCCTTGCCGCAGAAGCAGTTGGATGGAGAACAGTTGTCTTCTGCGAAAAGGACAAATACTGCCGAAAGATACTTGGGCGACACTGGGCAGATGTCCCCGTTATCGGAGACATCAGGGACTTTGACCCCAGCGAATACCGGGGAGCTTCACTGCTCACAGGAGGATTCCCCTGCCAACCCTTTTCTCATGCAAACGGCAAACGGAGAAAGGGGACCGATGATGACCGCTTCCTCTGGCCAGAAATGCGGAGGGTTATTAAGGGGGTCAGACCGGATTTCATCTTGGCAGAGAATGTTGTTGGAATCATCCACATGGCACTCGACCAAGTGCTTTCTGAGTTGGAGACCGATGGGTACACCGCAGGGGCGATTGTACTTCCAGCTTGTGCCGTCAACGCCCCCCACAGACGGGATAGAGTCTGGATTCTGGCCAACTCCAACAAGCCGGGACCACAAGGATTGCGGGGACTCAATTCAGTTGGGGAACGTGAAGACAAACAGCTTGCTGGGGAGAGCAGTGCGACCCTCAAAGAAGGATGGGAGTCTGAGTCCCCTTTTTGTCGAGTGGCTCATGGGATACCCCGAAAGATTCACAGAATTACCGCACTTGGCAACTCCATCGTCCCCCAGGTCGCTAGGGAAATCCTGAAAGGTTTAATTAAGAGTTATGGGTAGAGTCAATATATGGGAAGTTTATCGAGGGGTAGCGAGTGAGTTAAATCGTTCGCTGCGTCAAGCCGAGCAAGACGGCAGAAAGGTAACTTCCAGATTTATAGATAAGGAGATAAAGGAAATTATTAAAGATTTAGCGGTGTATTGGGCGCAAGACGGTCACAGCATACCAAGGAACATAACCATGAGAAAAGCAAAGAGGCATATTATGCTGATTTTGGAAGACCCTACCTATGGGCATCCAACAAACGATTACGCCTAATGGGTAGAAAATACATATTTTTGTGTGATTGGGGCGAGGGGATAAATGGTTCCCGTTACGCTTTGATTAGGTGTCAGGAGAAAGACATACATTTGAACCTCGATACAATTGGAGATGCAACAGATGTCAAATACTGCCGTGTCGATACGGGTGATGACTTTCTTTATGTCGAGCTTACGGGATTAAGCGAGGAGCAGGACACTTATTCGGCACAACTTAACTTTGAAAGCAGGTTCCCCAAGGTTCCAACGTGGAAACAGATTGATTATGCGACCTTTGAAAAATGAAGCACGAAGAGGAGATAGTTAAGCAAACCGGAATCACCCGCACACGACTGCGGGTTGCCCGGACGAAGCATCTCAAGCGGGGGAAGCATTGGGAGAAGGAGGGGCGACTCATCATGTACACCAAGGAGGGTGAGAAGGAGATTTTGAGTGTTCTGGGTTTTCCAAAGGAGACAAAGCTTGTGGAACCCAAACCGCAGATCGAGGAGCAGATGACGGTTGGACGATCTGACTTCCGCAACAAGCATGTCATTGAGGGAATCCGCAAGGATGGCAGCAGGGCGATTGTCAGGGTGCGGGATAACAGCAATTTCAGACCCTGCCATCAAAACGGAGAACCTATGGAGTTTCCCGCTAGGTGGGACGGCAGGGCATGGTGGTTGGCAAGGAACTGTCCGCGCTATCCCGGCAGGTGGTAAGGCACAGGTATATTTTTGCAAATGAGAAGTTTCAGATGGTATGTACGCATGTATTTGATGAGGGAGAACTCGTCGAGGTCGTTAAGGAGCAGGGCGGGGACGTTTTTGGAGCTATGCAAAAGGATACACGGGTCGCGTATGCGCTGATTGATTGGGCAAATAAAATGGAAAAAATTCAGGAGGAACATGGCTGGAATGACTAAATCGGAAAAAGACACTGTTACTTACATAGACTTGATAGATGCGATTAAGAAGATAAACAGGAATCCCCAAGAAGAACATAGTATCCGTGCCGTGACGGAAGATGGCACGAAGGTTTTGGTGACGAGGAAGAGGATTCATGGGGGAAAAGGGCCGATGAAGACCATATCGGAGGTTATTGCGAATGATTAACTCAAGGACGAAGGGCAAGGTGGCAGAGCTGGAGGTGGTTCAAATCTTCAAGAATGCTGGTTACACAAAATCCCACAGGGCGCAACAGTTCAAGGGAACCAAGGATAGTGCGGACATAATAGTCCCGCATATCGGGGATGTTTACCAGTTGGAGATCAAGCGCAGGGAACAGGTCAAGATTGATGAGTGGCTAAAGAAGACCGACGAGGAGGCAGGGGAGGAGAAGATACCTGTTGTCATTCATCGACGAAACGATGAACCGTGGAAGGTGACAATGATGCTCACCGATTGGATCACAGATGTTAAGGGACTTTACCCACCTGCTGAATGAGGGACGAGGCAATCACGCTGACCGGACCGGAAATGTATGCAGCAAAAGCAGTGTCGTTACAGATTCAACTGGGCAAGGAGAAGACCCGTGTGATGAACAGGAGGATATGCTCGCGTGACGATCTCCAGATCAACCTTGAAGGACAAATGGGGGAGGTTGCTGTTTGCCGTTATCTTGGTCTCGATTATTGCCCTGAAGTTCACCTGCATGGTGACGGTGGTGTTGATTATCGTTATCGGGGGCGCAGCTTGCAGGTTAAATCAACTCAGACGAATTATCTTTTGTTCCCGAAGCTGGAACAAATGAACTGCGACTATGCGATCCTTTGCGCCCCCAGCCGCGACAAGGGCAACCTTGTGTTTATCCGGGGGTGGGTGAGCAGGGACGGATGGTTGTCGCTGAACAAAAGGAAGGAACTTATACCGGGAGTAATTTCATACGGGGTAAGCAGGGAACAACTGAACCCCATTGACAAACTAGACGAGGACATAACATGCAAAATAACAAAAAGTTGACTGATATATTAACGAGACCGCTGCCACAGGAAGCGCTGAAAAAGCATCCATCACGCAGTTACCTTACGACCATCAACCCAATCTATGTGACGGACAGGTTGAACGAAGCATTTGGTGTTGGGGGCTGGCGCTTCACACCGGAGGTTGTTGAAGATGACACCAACCCAAAAATGATTATCGTGCGGGGAACGCTTACCGCAGAAAAACACAACATCAAGGTCGTTCAGTTTGGCGGCAATGACAACGATGACCGGGGGGACGCATACAAGGGAGCATCAACCGATGCCCTTACCAAGTGTGCATCTTACCTGGGGGTTGGGGCAGAGGTTTGGCGTAATGGTAACCCTGCGGAAGTAGAGACTGCCCCAGCCGGTAAACCACCTGAATTGATCGATTCCATCAGGAAGGTTTTTCGCAAGAGATATATTAAAGACATCGGCAAGGTTGGCACTGTTGAACACAAGGAGAACCTGCTGAACCACTGGTTGAAGTTTCGGGATATTATCGAGACCAACCAGACGTATAACGACCTTAAACCGAGGCAACTTGACGATTTTATGGGCAACTGGGGTGCGTTTATTAAGAACGTAAAGAAACTTCACGCCAAAAGGTTTGATGAAACACCATCCGACAAGACCACCAAGTAGCGGCAACGCGCAGTTGCTTTGCGGGAAGTACCTCCCTGACGGCAGGGGGTCTGCGGCAACCGAGAAGGGGACAGGGCAGCACGAGCATCTTGAGGACATGCTCAAGGGCAAACCCGTGCGGAAGTCCGTGCCAGAGGATCAGCTTGCCGGGGTTAATTGGGCGCATCAATATGTTCAGGATAACTTTGACGTTCACAAACTTGAGGTGGAGTCGAAGGTCAACATTCTGGACAGCGATTACAATGAGTTGAGCTACGGAACCCGCGACCTTTGGGACGGGAGAAACCTTGGCGACTTCAAGAGTGGGCAACAGCACGACTACAAGGCGCAGATGGCATACTATGCCCTTGGGACATGCCAGAAGGAGGGAATCGGCAGCGTGATGGTGCATGAGATTTACACCAAGTTCTTCTGGGCAAAAGTTTACGAGATGACCAAGGAGGAGGCGCAGGAGATTGTGGATGCAGTCACGGCGAACATTGAGAAGGGCGTTGTGCAACCCAATAGTTACTGCGGTTGGTGCAAGCAGAGAACCAAGTGTGAAGCTTTCACAACTGCGCTGACAGCAGTTGCCAGCGACATTGAACCCTCAAGCGGTTTTGCAATAGAGAACCTCGTCACGCCCGATGCGGTTAACCGCGCAATGGTGTTTGCCAAGCGCATAAGGAAATGGTGTGACGATGTGGAGGGCAAGGCGAAGGACATGCTCAAGGATGGTGCTGAACTGGATAACTTCAAGTTTCAGTCCCGCCGTGGGTCATCATATATTTCGGACATACCAAAAGCTTTCGAGCTATCCGAATTATCACAAGAAGAATTTCTTGGTGCATGCAGCGTAAGCAACACTGCGTTGGTTGCGAGGTATGCTGAGAAACATGACATGAAACCGGCAGATGCAAAGCGGGAGCTTGCTAGGAAACTGCTGGAAGTGACTAAATCGAAACCTGACATAAACATACTAAAAGAATGCCAGAAATAACATTCACAGATGAAGCTCCACGGAGCGATGTGGCAACGATGCCACGAAACCTTGAAGAAGGTGAGTACGAGTTGAGACTAAAGGATTACGAGTTCCGCACAAGTAAGGCGGGGAACGAGATCATTAACCTCATGTTTGAGGAGACAAAGACCAAGCGCTACATCTGGGACAACTTGGTCTTCACGCCAAAAGCCCAGTGGAAGATCAAGCAGTTCCTCCCAGCCATCGGGCAGGAGGTTGGCAAGTCTGCTAAAATGGATGAAAACTACATGAATAACATCGTGGGTGAGCATCTATGGGCAGAGGTGGGTACAGACACCTACGAGGGGAAGACGAAGAACACCATTGAGAAGTACCTTTCTGGGAAGGAACGGTCTTCGCGCAAGGTGATCGACGATGAGGATGTACCTTCATGGGACAAGAACTAAACATAGAATACCTAACAAAAGGACTCGACCTCCAAACAGAAATGGGGGTCGAGTTCCTTCGACTTTCTCTTGAGAACGTCAGGTTGTTTGACAGCAAGCAGGTTGACTACGGGAGTCAGAATGTTTCCTTAAACGGGGAACTTGGCGTAATGGTGCGGACACAGGATAAGGTTAGCAGAATGCGAAACATCCTCCTCAAGCAGTTGTCTGGCGATAAAGAAGTGAACCATGAATCCCTTGAAGACACCTATCGCGACTTGGCCAATTATGGCATAATCGGCTTGATGTTAAACAAGGGGATATGGAAATAGACGAGCGGACTCAGCAAGCAATGTTATACAAGGATTTGGAGTCTTTGATACAACGCTACTACGATGAGTTTGACATGTCTTACGAGAGCATCCTTGGGGTGCTGTTTAGGAGGTTGGTGATAACGGTTTTGGATGACATAAGCGAAGGTGATGAGGATGATGATGAAAAGTTTACCGAGGACGACGATTGAGTATCTTGAGGGTGGCTCAGTTGAGGGAACCAGAAACTATTGCCTGTTCAATGCGGCATGTCAGTTCAGGGATCACAATTACACCTATGACGAGGCAAGCGATCAGCTTGTCCATAGGGCGTTGCAGGACGGTTTGACCGCGAACGAGGCAGACACGACCATACGATCAGCTTATGCAAAAAAACAGAGGGAGGAGTCAGTGTCAGCAGTAGCAATGGTGCAAACCAAGGTCACGGTTCATCGACCGCGAAAGAACCTGCCAAAAGGAATGCCCGATGCGGTTACAACTATTTTCAAGAAATGCTTCAGGGAGGGGGAAGGGGTCAGGATTGCGCTTCCTCGAAACACGGGGATAAGCAGGGGCGCATGCAAACCTGTTGACGAGTGGCTCGATATGTATGGTGAATCGGGCGAGGATATGTTCGGGAGCAGGGGAGCGTATATTTGCGTCAACCCCCTTAACATTGGGGGCATCGCGGACAAGGATGTTCTTGATTACCGACACTGCTTGGTTGAGTTCGATGACGGGTCGCTTGAGGAGCAGTATGCGGTGCTAAAGGAAAGCGGACTCCCCCTGTCTGCCTTGATATATTCAGGGGGTAAATCCATGCACGGCTGGGTGAAGGTTGGTGCGAGAGATCGCCAATCCTTTGATGACAGGGTGAGGGAAATTTACAAGTCGATGGAACGCTACCGCATCGACGGCCAAAACAAGAACCCCAGCCGACTCAGCAGGTTACCTGGGGTTCGCCGGGGAGGTCAGCGGCAGGAGTTACTGGGGGTTGATCTTGGTCTTGAATCTTACGACGAGTGGATTGCCAAAGAGAAGTCCAAGAGGTTCGGGAGTGTGCTGCGGTTTACCCCCAAGATGAAACCCAAGAAGGATGACGGGACGAATCTGGTTGGCAGGAGATGGTTGTGCCGGGGTTACGTTTCGTTGTTCACGGGAGCTTCTCACATTGGCAAGAGTGTGCTGCTGCAACAGATGGCAACGTGTTGGGCGATTGGTCGCGATTTTTACGGGTTGAAACCTGCGGGTAAACTGAAGGTTGTAATGGTTAACGGCGAAAACGATGACGAGCAACTGGTTGAGAACTTCAACGGGATTGCGCGTCACCTGAAGCTGCGCAAGCGGCACTATGATTTACTTGCGGACAACCTTGTAACCATCACGAACCACGACAAGGTGGGAAGCGCATTTTTGGAGGTCGTTGAGGAAATACTTGCTGACATTAAGCCGGATATACTGATAATTGACCCGTTGCTGCACTACATCAATGCCAACATCAATGACCAGAAGGTTGTCGGGGGATTCCTGCGGCACGGTCTTGGCGAACTGGCGAAGCGGCATGAATGTGCAATCATGGTCAGTCATCACAACGGCAAGCCAAGCGTGGATTCCCACGCTAGGAACCATTGGTCCCACACCGACATGAGTTATCTCGCGGCAGGGACAAGTGAGCTTGTGAACTTTCCGCGCACAGTCAGTGTGCTTGTTCGCAAGGGTGACACAAACGAATTTCAGTTGGTATTTTCAAAGAGGGGGAATAACACCGGCATAGGTGAATCACTGCTTCTGAAACATTCAGAGGACGGTTCGATTTATTGGGACAAGGTTGTCGAAGTACAAGCAGACACCGCACCCGTATCTTCCGATAATACCTGACGAGAGGATCGAGGGTCTCGCCAAGGAGCGGGGCATCGACTTTGTAGTTGAGTTAATCGAGAAGAGAGAGAATGCAATCAAGCTGGGGGACATTGATCCCCTGCGGTGCGGCTTTGAGCTTGATTGCTGGAAGGACGCAAGGCGACTGCTTGCCGAGTCGGATGAGCTTCTGATTCTGGGTGGAAACCGTAGCGGCAAGACCGAGTTCGCTTGCAAGCTTGCGGTGGAGACCTTGTGCAACATCGAGAATGCCGTTGTGTGGTGTTTTCACTCCTCACTTGCGACCTCAATTGAGCTTCAGCAACCAATCATAAGGAAATACTTGCCTCCTGAGTGGCGCGACCTTGGCAAGAAGGGAAGCAGGGTAAACGTCAACTGGACCGATAAAGGCGGGTTCACGGAACAGTGTTTCGTTCTTCCAAATGGATCTCGATGTCGGTTCCTGAATTACACGCAGAACATCACCGTCCTTGAGGGCGGCGAGTGCGACATGATTCTTTGCGATGAACTTGTCCCTCTTGATTGGGTCGAGACCCTGCGGTTTCGCATTGTGACCAGATCGGGGAAACTCATCATCTCGTTTACACCTGTCAGGGGATACAGCGCAACGGTGAAGGATTACGTTGCCGGGGCGCGGGTGGTTCAGGATGAACCTGCGGAACTGCTGAACCCAGAAGCAGTTCATGTTCAGGGATGTCGCCCCGGACACATGCCTTATATCCTTCAGCCGTTCAGGAAGAGTTCAAGGGCAATGTGCTTCCATAGTCATTACAACCCGTTTGGTGGATACAAGCAGATTGTCAGGATGCTTGAGGGCAAACCCTCAACGGACATCAAGATTCGGGCATATGGTTGGGCAGAGAAGCTTGAGGGCAACGTGTTCAACAAATTCGATGACAGGGTTCACGTTGTCCCGGTTGACACCATACCAACCAAGGGAACCCGATACGTCAGTTGTGATCCCGCCGGGAACAAGAACTGGTTCTTCAAGTGGTACATCATTGATGACATCGGGAGGGTGTTTCTTTACCGGGAGTTCCCTGACCGACAGAACTACGGCGAGTGGGCATTGCCAAGCGAGAAGCCGGACGGGAAACCGGGACCGGCACAGACACTCGACATGGGCAAGTCCATCATTGCTTACAAGAAGATATTCCTTGAAGCAGAGGGGTGGGTTTACGACGAGGAAGCAAAGAGTTGGGATGGGTCAAAGAAGGAAAAGATATACGAGAGATTGATCGACCCTCGCATGGGAGGTGCGGCAGTCCCAAGTGCAGAGGAGGGAACAAGCATCATCTCCCTCCTTGAGGATGAGCAAAGGGATAAGAACGGAAACGTGACCGGACCCAGCTTGGTTTTCATCCCCGCACCGGGGGGGCACATAGATGAGGGGTTGCAGTTGATAAACGATTATTTGGATTACGATGATTCGAGTCCGGTGACTGCGATGAACTGCCCCCGCTATTACATCTCCGAAGAGTGCGAGCAAACAATTTACGCTATGCAGGAATACACCGGAAGAGATGGTCTAAAAGGTGCGCTGAAGGATGTTGTTGATTGCGACAGGTATCTTTTCAAGGCAGGAGTCTTGTCCTTGGACGGCGACCTTCTGGCGGCAACAGGAGGAGACGAGTATGAAGGTTAATTTTAATGACCTGCCTTTGACGCTCAGGACTCACGAGGTGTGCAAGGTGACGGGCATGAACAGGAAGCTTGTCATTGACCTTGCCGACATGGGAATCCTGAAGTTGATAGATGTGGACAAGCGACAGAGACGCTTCCTGCGGGAGTCAATTAGGGTGCTTATGAAGCTTGGTCCCGAAGGCGCGGTAATGGAAATATAATGGATAAGGACATCAAGGATATTGCGAACGAGTTCCACGAGATAGTTCGCAGGGGAAACGAATACTTCGACAGGACACGATTGAACTGGGAGACCCGCTTCAATGTGTGGTCAGGGCAAAGCGATGATGGTCGCAAGTGGAAATCAAAGCTGGGGCGCAACCCTGTTCCGTTTGACGGGGCATCGGACAGTCGCCCCCCGGTGATTGACACCTACATCAACGAGGACATCGACATGCTGATGACCTCCCTTCGATCCTCTCAGGTGTCGGCATTCCCGACAGAGAGCAACGATGCGGAACAAGCAAGTCTGGTGACCAACTTGATGCGATACCAGTTGCACAACCAGATCAAGGAGTTCCACGATGAAGCGGAACTTGCGGCAAATTACATGCTCGAAAACGGCATTGGCGTTGTCGGCGTGTTCTGGGATGTGGAGGAGCAGAGGACAATCGCGGACATCGACATGGAAGCAGTGGGGCAACTTGCCCAGACGAGCGAGAACCTGTCCATGTTCCCAGAGATGATTCTTGACCCTGAAAGGGAGGACGAGGCAATCGCGCTTGGCATGTTGATATTGCCAGAGGTCAAGCAGTCGAAGATGAGGAAGATGGTACGCGAACTCAGGGAAACCGGGGCGACCACTTACCCCGTCAAGATGACGGTCAAGAATCGACCCACCGTGGTTGCGCTGCGGCTGGGGGAGGATTTCTTTGTGCCGCTTGACACGACTGAGCTTCAGGATGCGAGACGATGCTACTACAAGGAGTTCATTACCAAGGAGGCATTGTACGATGGAATAGAGAGTAAGGGGTGGGACAAGAACTGGGTTGAAGCAGTTGTCGAGAACACCAAGGGCAAGACCATCACGGTTGACCGTTCAGCAATGGCAACACGCAGCAATGCTTCCCGCAGGGACATTGTTTTCGATACCAAGGAAATTTACGAGATTGTTCATTGCTACGAACGCAAGCTGGACGATGAGGATGTGCCGGGAATCCATTACACATGTTTCTCGCCCCATCTTGCAACCGACATGCGGGGCAGGGAAATTTACGCTTCAAGCGAACTGATGAACTACAACCATTGCCAGTATCCGTTCGTGATGTTCAGGAGGGAATGGTTGAGCCGCAGGGTTGATGACTCGCGTGGCTACGGCGAGATCGGGTTTACTTGGCAGAAGCAGATCAAGAACGAGTGGGACGCAAGGGTTGACCGCAACTCACTGGCAACCATGCCGCCACTTCATCATCCCCCAGGTCGCCCCCCAACGAAGTGGGGTCCGGGGACACTTGTGCCGCGAGTCAGGTCGGATGACTACCAGTATGCCGATGTCCCGACCTACAATGTGGGGAGCAAGGAGATCGAGGACAGCATTCGGGAAACCTGCGACAGATATTTCGGAAGGACCACCGGACAGGAGAACCAAGCGTATGCCATGATGCGGCAACAGCACATGGTCTCCAAATGGCTTCATAACTGGAGGAGAGTGATGGAGCAGGTGCTTGCCTTGACGCAGCAGTTCGCCTCAGAGGAGTTTTTCTTTCGGGTTGTGGGTTCGTCCAAGGCGCAGATGTTAAGTGCCAGCAGGGACGATATTCAGGGCCAGTTTGACATACAGTTAAATTTCGCCGTGGCTAATTTAGATCAAGAGTTAATGCAGCGGAAGCTGGAGTTGCTCAAGGTTGCCGTGGGAGAGTTCGACACTCAGGGGGTCGTTGACCGTGCGGAACTCATGCAGGTGGTGTTCAGCTTCATTGATCCGGTTCTGGGCGAGAGATTGCTAATGCCCACCGAGACTGCGGCACAGAAGGAGATTGACGATGAGAAGAATGTGTTTGCTAGGATGTCCGCAGGGATAGATGAGGATGTTCGGGAGGGGCAAAGCCACGAGATGCGATTAAATGTCCTGAAGGGCATCCTTGACCCACAATCGCCCACTGCAAGCCCAAGCGCACAGCAACGCTACCAGCAGGACGAGGAGTTCAGGGGGCGCGTTGACAAGCGCATGCAACAGTTACAGTTCCAGTTACAACAGAAACAGAACGCAGTCATCGGGAGATTGGGAGCATGACAGAAAGCGATCTCAAGATCTTAATTGGTGATCCTCGTTTTGCGGCAATGAAGAATCTTCTTGATGAGATCAAGGAGGAATTGGTTGCCCATGTAAGCCATCAAGCAACTGCTCAAGATCACGGTTCACTCGCGCACAGCGCTGGTGGAGTTGATTGTATCAACCAGATAAATGGCAGGTTGCAAGCTATAGCAGACACAGTTGATAATGAATAAATATAAACCTTTATAGTGTGGCAGGGATTTAAGCGTCCCTAGTCATCCACCACACTCCTCACACCCGCCCGAAACCCGTGTAGTAACCGCTGCACGGGTTTTCTTTTGTTCCCAAAAAACAATCGGAATTAACACCTACTTGCAGGTTATACGCATGGCAACAGAAATAGAAGGGGCAGCAGTCCCCGAAGTAACTGCGGAAATGGGTCTGAACGACCTGAAAAGGTTCTTTGAAAACAGCAGGGTCGAAAAGAATGAAGGTGAGAGTGCTAATAGCGAACCCTCTCCTGACGTTGAAAACCCTGTCGAGGAGACTGAAGAACCTCAACCAGAAAACGATGTCGATATAGAGGACATCGAGGAGGTTGAGGAAGATTCTGTCGTTGATGAGTCTGATGAAGCTGAACCCGACGAGGTTGAGCAACAGGACGATGGCGAGGAGGACTACGGTGTTCCCCAAAATCTCCAGAAGAAGATCAATAAACGGATTGGTAAGTTAACAGCGCGAGCCAAGGAAGCTGAAGAACAAGGAGTGAAACAATCTGAAAGGATTGCGGAACTTGAACAGCAACTTGAAAGCGCAAACCCTGACCAAAAACCCCTTCAAATAGGGGACAATCCGTTGTCAAAGGTCAAGACGCTGGGGGAACTAAAGGAGCATAAGTCCAAGCTCATTCGCTGGAAGAAGTGGTTAAGGGAGAACCATGACGGTTTTACCACCACAGAAGACGGTGAAGAACGCGAGTACGCTGAAAGCGATGTGAGACGAATGATGTCTGACATCGAGTACGAACTGGAGGAACACGTTCCTTCACGGGAAGAGTATTTGCGGGAAGAGAGCAACATTCGCCGCGCAGTCGAGGATGTCTTTCCATATTGGAAGGACAAGTCGAGTCCGATGTACCAGCAAGCGATGTCAGTGGTACGGGAAGCACCTGAGTTAAGGATGCGCCCCAATTGGCAAGCAAACGTGAGCATCTACATGCTTGGGTTGAATGAGTACAACCGGATGGTGACTGAAGGGAGGAAGAAACCCTCCAAGAAGGTTGCACCGACAAGGACTGCAACCCGTCCGAAAGCTCAACCAAAACCTGTCCGTAATCCGGGCGGCATGCGGTTGGAGGACGCTTCCAAGGATTTAATCAACTCAGGGTCGAGAGGTTCCCTCACCAACTGGTTCGCTGCCAATAGAGAAAAAAATAAATAAGATATGCCAGAAGCAAATACTTATGACTTATATAACACTTCCACGACCGGCCCATCAAAAGCCAATCGTGAGGAGTTAGCTGATTTTATCAGCATCATAGAACCCGAAGTTACCCCTGTTACCAGCGCGATTTCCAAAGGTTCTACAAAGTCCGTTTTTACGGAGTGGTTATGTGAAGACCTGTCACCTGCCAAGGTTGCCTCAACTGCGGAAGGTAGCGACAGTTCATCATGGTTCAACAAGGTGGAAAACCGTGCTAGGTTGGGCAACTACATCAATATCAGCAAGCGCGAGTTTGGTGTGTCTGATGTGCAACAGTTGGTCGATCAAGCTGGAATTGATTCTGAAATCGACCACGCAAAGTCCAAGTCGGTTCGCGAATTAAAGCGCGACATCGAGGCAGTGGTTTGCGGGGCGCAGGATCGTTCCACTGGCGGTTCGGGTGCATACGCTTCCCGTGGTTTGTATGATTGGATTGATGCCAGTGGTCCAACTGATGTTCCGGCCATGTATCGTCCGGCTACTGCCTCCATTGCTGATGGCAATGCTGGTGGTAGTAACGACATGACCGAAGCGCAATTGAATGCCACCCTGCAATCTCTTTTCACCGACTGCGGCGAGAAGAAGACGTATATGGGTGTCATGTCACCGACTGTTGTTGATATTATCGACAACTTCACTCGTGTTGAATCCACAACCACATCTCGGTACAAGGTCAACGAACCGGCAGGGAGCAAGACGATCAACTTGGAGGTTAAAACCTTCAACTCGTCCTTTGGTATCATCAACATGATTCCAAGCGTGTTCCTTGGTGGAACCAACAGTGGCGCGGAGAACAAAGAAGCTGTCGATACGTTGGCATTCACAGCCGATGCCGATTCGGGTCTCATCTTGGATACTGACCTCTTGGAGTTGAAGTTCCTTGATCCGATGCACACCGAGACGTTTGAAGATCGCGGCGGTGGTCCTCGCGGACACGCTAAAGCGGTCTACACGCTCGTGGTGAAAAACCCCAAGGCGAACGGCAAAATCTTGGATGCCGATGGCTACGCATAATGGCGCAGGTATTTATACCTAAATTCAACAACCTTGCCCCCGGCAAGCAGAAATCGTTTGAACGCGAACTGCGCTTGGGGGGGGTTCTTAATCGTAAGCTTCAGCGGGAGAGGGGCAACACCTTCTCCCGCTTGAAGCGGACGGCAGAGAGACACCGGAACTACGAGCGCAAGCCGGGATGCGAACTGGAACTGATGTCCGTTGTGGACGCTAGGACTTGGTTCAGGTGGCAGCAGGTCGATTCTCATTTCTGGAGCGACAAGAAGAACATCGAGAAGTTCACCAAGGACAATCCAATAGCTGCGCCTTGGAAACATGCGTAAGGTAAAATATAGCGACCTTCTGAAGAGGTCGGCAGAGAGAGCGCAAAGGAACTATTCTGAGTTAAGCTCAGATGATGCCGAGTTCATAGAAGCGTTTATCGATGCAAGACTCAGGGACATTTGGGAGAAGACCGAATGGACCGACCTTATGCGAATCGAGAAACGCACGTTCAAGCAACCTTGGGCGGCAGGGTCTCATGCAGCAGGGACACAACTTTACGACCGCAACGCCGACAGGTATGTGGTCGCACTCAAGACAACAAGTAACGCCCCGTCAGATTCCGATGGTGTCATCCACGATGATTGGGGCGCATTGGCAAGCTCTTACACAGACGGCAAGTATGATTCAACGAAGGATTATGCCGTAGGGGACCAAGTTTATTATTATGTGGATGACAAGTGCTACCAGATGCACACCGATGTCGGTGCGGGAACGGTCCCGACCAATACAAGTTACTGGGGGGAACTTCCCTTGTTCGACAAGTACATCGCACTGGAGCAAAGCTGGGAGTCAACCGAGATAGGAACCCCCACCTATGTGTGGGACAAGAACCGCAAGCTCGACGCTACAGCAACGAATTTAAGATTTTTCCTGAGCCACAACGGGGTTCAATGCCCAGGTAAAGACACAAAAGTATGGTTGGAGTTCAGGACAAAGCTACCCGATACGATACACGCGACCTACTACGATGCCAGCACGACCTATTACACGGGGGATGCCGTAAGGTATAGGTCGGTTTCGGACAATAGCGTGTTTGATCTGTACACGGCGGCGGCGAATGGCTTTTCAGGAACAGCACCAACAGTGGGTGGAGATAACGCTAACTGGGAACTTGTGACCATACCCCACATATTCAGGGATTACATCATACACGGTGCTGCGGCAGACTTGCTTAAACATGACGAGAAACAAGAGATCGGAGTCATCGAGGAGCAACAAGCGCAAGCCGCGCTGATTGCCCAGCTAGATGTTCAGGAAAGACAATCACAACAAAACGAATTTTTTAACGTAAGGACATATTCACATGCCAACAATTAAAATAGCATCAACGAAAATCAACCAAGACGCCCTCAGCCCCGTCACTACCACGGGCGGTGAAGCTTTGTACTCGAAAAGAGAGAGACGGTCCCTGTCTATACAGAACATTGGAGCAACCAAGGTGTACGTCCGCTTTGGCTCAAATCCCGTCCTGACAGGGACCAAGAGATATTCATTCATATTAAGCCCTGCAAGCGCCTCCGAGGAGGGCGATGGGGGCGTGTTGACGGTTGACAATTATACGGGTTCGGTTTGGTGCAGGTGTCTGTCCGGTTCTTCCACTGTAATAGCAACTGACTTCATAGGATAATATGAGCGCAAAGGTATCCACATTTAGCAGGGGAGGGTCAACCACGACCGTAGTTGGTGAGATCACCCGCGAGCTAGTAAACGCCAGCGATGGCCAAGGTCTGCACTTCGACACGGGCAGCATCGACATTGCATCGCCGCCCGACTTGGGAACGAAGTTTTCCTACGAGCTAATCATTCAAGTCGATGCAGTCGGATACGAGCAAGGCATCATTGACTTTTATACCGGCGGCAGACTTTGGTTCGGGATACACGGCTCAACTGGCAAACTGGCATTTTATGACACGGATTATCGTGATTTCTCTGTTCTGGTGCTGGACGACTTAAAAGTTCATCACCTCGTAATGACCGTCGATGGCACGGCGGCAACGCTATACGACAACGGTAATCAAGTTAGCACGGTAACATTAGGCAGAGTTCCAGATGTTGACGATTGCACAGATGCGATGTTTCCCAACACGGCTTTCAACGGCACAATCTACCGCGCCCGATTCTGGAACAAGACGCTTTCCAGCACGGAGGTTACGGCGACCTACGAGAACGCTACCGTGCCGTTTGCCGACCAGTATGGGTCAGAGACGGAGTTGGGCAGCAACACGGACTTTTCTGGTTCTTGGTCTGGCGGGGTAGCTTCTGG